TATCTATAATAACTTTTGTTATTCTATATAAATTATCATTATAGTTATTTTCTTCATCATTATTATCTTCTAATCTAGATTCATGTTTAGTATATAACATATTATTTTTATTAGTATCAATAGATAATGTAGAATGATTAGAAGGTATAATTTGTTTATTAATATTTTTTTTAGTGTATATAGTTTGTTTTCCTAATGAAAAATATTTAGAATTTAATGCATTGTTATTTGTTTGATTTAAATCAGCAATATTTTGCATATTACATTAAAATAATAAAACTATATTTAAACTATATAAATTAATAATAAATAAATTACAAAAGATAAATTATATACTAAATTATATAAAAATTGCAAGAGCAAAATTATATAAAAATATAATAAAAAATACAATAGGCTAATTATTATTTTTTAATATTTAATTAATTATTAAAAATTATTAATTAATTAATAATTTTATCTAAACTATATTATATATATAATGTCAGACAAACAAAACCGACAATCAGACAAACAAAACCGACAAGAAGAACGACAACAAGAAGAAGAACAACAACAATCATTTAATCCAGAAGCTGTTCCTCAAACAGGAGGCAAACGTAGAAGATCTCGTAAATCTAAGTCAAAGTCAAAGTCAAAGTCAAAGTCTAGGCGTGGAGCAGGTCGTCCAAAGAAGAGCAAGTCTAAGTCTAAGTCTAGATCTAAGTCTAGATCAAGGCGTGGAGCAGGTCGTCCAAAGAAGAATAGTGGAATGCCAAAGAAAACTAAATCCAAGTCAAAGTCAAGATCAAGGAGGAAGTCAGCAAAACGTAATATGGTGACACTATAAATAGTATAATAATTTTAGTATATATATAAATAATTGAAAATTGAATTATTTAATATGAAGAGTGATAGATTTATAAATATATAGAGTATATGCCACCTAAAAAGCAATCTATTAATGTTGAAATTTGTGAAACAAAGGGAACAAATAAAACAATAGAAGAGACATATACAAAATATACAGACAGAGAACATGTATTAAATAGACCAGATGCATATGTAGGTTCTATAACATTAAAAAGTGAATATATGTTTATATATGATGATAATTTGGATAGAATAATACGGAAACAGATAGATTATGTTCCTGGATTATATAAAATTTTTGATGAGATATTGGTGAATGCGCGTGATCAGTCAGAATTGGATAAAACGTGTAATACAATAAGTGTATCTATAGATAGAGGAAATAATACAATATCAGTATATAATAATGGTAAGGGTATAGATGTTGTGGAACATAAAGAATATAATAAATACATACCAGAATTATTATTTGGGGAATTGAGGACATCATCGAATTATAATGATACAGAACAAAAGACAACAGGAGGTAGGAATGGATTTGGAGCGAAATTAACGAATATATTTTCAACAAAATTTGTGGTAGATACAGTGGATCATAAGAGAAAAAAAAGGTTTTATCAAGAATATTATAATAATATGTCATCGTGTAGTAAAGCAGTAATACAAGATATACAAGATAGTAGTGGATATACAAAAATAACATTTACATTTGATTATGAGAAATTTGGATTATTGAATTTGACGGAAGATATATATGGATTATTTAAAAAGAGAGTATATGATTTGGCAGGAGTAACAAATAAATGTAAAATATATTTTAATGACACATTAATAGAATGTAAAGATTTTAAAACATATTGTAATTTATATTTATTTGATGGCATGAATGAAAATGATGATGAAAATGATGATGAAAATGCACCATCAGAATCTAGTAATGCACCTAAATCTATGGATGAACCATTCAAACTATTTTATGAAAAAGCGAATGAAAGATGGTCGATAGGTTTTATGTATGCACCAGATTTTGGTTATACACAGATATCATTTGTGAATGGAATATGTACATATCATGGAGGATCTCATGTGGATTATGTAGTAGGAACAATAATAAATAAGTTGAAAGAAGATGTAATGAAAACACATAAAGATTTGAAGTTAGGAAGAAAGCAGATGCAAGATATGAAAGATAATATGATAGTATTTGTTAATTGTACAATAAATAATCCAGCATTTACAAGTCAAGTAAAAGATATATTATGTTCAGAAGTGAAGGATTTTGGTTCAACATGTGTAATAAAAGATGCTACATTAAATAAATTTGCAAAAGCAGGAATAATGAATCAAATAAGTGATATGATAAAGTTAAAAGAACAATTAATATTAAAAAAAACAGATGGTAAAAAAGTATTACGTATTAAAAATTTACCTAAATTAGAAGATGCAAATAAAGCTGGTGGAGTATTGAGTGATAAGTGTATATTAATAATAACGGAGGGAGATTCAGCGAAAACATTAGCAATGAGTGGAAGAGGACCAAATGGTTGTGATTATATAGGGATATTTCCAATAAAAGGCAAATTAATGAATGTAAGAGATGCAAGTACAAATAGTTTATTAGAAAATGAAGAAATTACTAATTTAAAAAAAATTATTGGTTTAGAACATGGAAAAAAATATGATAATGTTAATGGATTAAGATATGGTAAAATAGTTATTATGTCAGATCAAGATGTGGATGGATTTCATATTAAAGGATTAATAATAAATTTCATACATACATTTTGGCCATCATTATTAAAAATTAGAGGATTTATAACATCATTAGCAACACCTATTGTAAAAGTATCAAAAGGTAATGAAATAATCCCATTTTATAATTTAATTCAGTTAAAACAATGGAAAGAAACAGCTATAGGTAAGTGGCAATATAAATATTACAAAGGATTAGGCACCTCTAATGATGAAGATGCTAAAGAATATTTTGATAATTTTTATGAAAAATTAATAAATTACATAGATGATAGTTTATTAGATGAAGATGATATAAATAATAATTTAGATGAAAATATAACTAATATAGTAGATGTAGTAAATATAGAACAACATAATGAACAATATAATAATCAACAAATAGTAGAAAAACATGGAAATATAAAATGTAAATATAAAAATAAATGTAGAGAAGCAATTACATTGGGATTTGAAAAAAGCAGAGCAAATGATAGAAAGTCATGGTTAAAGAATTATAATAGAGAAATATATTTAGATAATAATCAAAAAATAGTAACTATACCAGAATTTATAAATAAAGAATTATTATTATTTTCTCATGAGGATGTCGAACGATCTATACCATCGTTATGTGATGGTATGAAACCAAGTACTAGAAAAATATTATATGCTGCATTTTTAAAAAATTTATCAGATAAATCAAAAGAAATAAAAGTTTCGCAATTCACAGGTTTTGTTGCCGAAAAAGCAGAATATCACCATGGAGAAGCATCAATAAATAGTGCTATTATAGGAATGGCGCAAAATTTTGTTGGTACTAATAATATAAATTTATTGCATCCATCAGGTCAATTTGGAAGTAGAATTTTAGGAGGTAAAGATTCAGCAGCACCAAGATATATATTTACATATTTAGAAGAATTAACAAGATTAATTTTTAATCCATTAGATGATAATATATTAGATTATTTAGTAGAAGATGGAATACAAATAGAACCAAAATATTATTTACCAATTATACCTATAATATTAGTAAATGGATCAACTGGAATAGGAACTGGATATTCAACAAATATACCATGTTACAATCCATCTGATATAATAACTAATATGAAACAAATAATAGCAGATAATAATTATATAGTAGATATAAAACCATGGTATAATAATTTTAAAGGAAATATAATAGAAGACATTAATACAAAAGGTAAATATTTAACATATGGAACATTAATAAAAATAGATAATACAAAAGTAAGAATAACAGAATTGCCAATAGGATTATGGACTACAAAATATCGTGGAATATTAGATAAATTAGAATTAAAAAAAGTAATTAAAAGTTATAATACATTTAATACACCTAAAGATATTAATATTGTTGTAGAATTTGATGAAGAATATTTAACTAAAATATTAACTAATCATACTATATATAGTATACTAAAATTATCATCATCAGTACATACACGAAACATGTATGCATTTTCTCAAAATGATAAAATAACACATTATCATAATATAAATGCAATAATGCATGAATTTTATAAAGTAAGACATGATGGATATATTAAAAGAAAAAAATATATAATTGATACTATGACAAAAGAAAAAGATATGTTATTATACAAAATAAAATTTATAACAGCAATTATAAATAATCAATTAATAATTTCAAAGAAAAAAGAATCTGTTTTTATTGATGAATTGGAAAAAAATAAATACATGAAATTTAAACATCCAGAATCTGATAGTAAAGAATCATATAATTATTTATTGTCTATGAGTTTATTATCTTTGACTGAAGAAAAGATAACAGAACTACAAAAAAAATATGATGATAAAATACAAGAATTAGGAAAAATCAATGCACTCAGTGAAAAAGATATGTGGTTAAATGATCTTAATGAACTTGAAATTGCATATAATAAATGGATTATAAAAACACAATATAACATAGAAGACGTTAAAATAAGTGATAAAAAAAAATCTAAAAAATAATCATGTCACTACATATTACAAAATTTATTTATATGATAAAATATTTGATTAATCATATTTTTAAATTGTACTACTTGTCTAGTTCCTATATTCATCATTTTATCATATTCACTAAAAATCATAGTTAATTGTATTAAAAGTAAAGGATTGATATCAGTATCTGGTGCTTCTCCTTTACTATATTTAATAATTTCGTCTAATAGTATAGTAATCATGTTGTGAGGTTCTATATTTGATATAAATATAGAATATAATGTATCTTCTATATATTCATATGTATCATTATTAATTATTGTTTCAAATATAAATGATTTTGCATTATTTATAGCATTATAAATATGTACATTAAATTCTAAATTATTCACATATTCATCATATGTTTTAATAGATTTAATATGATCATTATATTTAAATATTAAATATTCATCATGTGTATTGCATTTATAAATAACATTTATATCTTGTAATTTTATTTTATATTTTTTTAATATTTGTTGTAAAATATAGTCATCATTTACATCATTTATTAATTGTTTATCATATGTTTTATCTGTAATTTTCATTTTAAAGTTATATTTATTTATTAACATTTTTATTGTGTTGAAATTGTCTAAAGTCATAACCGTATCTATACATAATTCATGTATATATTTAGTTGTAAATGTTTCATAAGATACATTAACAATTGATTTATATTTATTATATTTATTTGTTATATATTCTCCATATAAAATATTATCTTTATTGTGAAATATTTCTGGAAAATCAGATAATATACTATTATATATTTTATCTAATTTTATTTTATCTTTTTTTAACATGGCTTGTTCTATATATTTTTTATATATAGATGTATCCAAATATTTATTAACTAATTCTCTTCTTGTCATTTTTTCATATTTATTTTTATTAAATGCACATATTATTTTAGCTATCGATGTTATTTTTTTAATCCACGCCAAGTCAAAATTTGTTATTCCATATGAATATTCTTCTAATAACCATATACATGTTTTAATATTTCTATCTGATTTATCTATTATTGTTTTTAATATATTATACTCTATTTTTATATTCTCAACACAACATATATGATATAATAATTTATATATATCTTCTTCTATAGGCGCTGTAAATGCACATGGCATACATCTACTTCTTAATGGTTCTGATATACCTGCTATTTGAGTGGTTATTAATATGAATTTACATAATTTATTATTTTTTTCCATAATACATCTCAATGCATTTTGCGCATATGTTGATAATTTATGCGCATTATTTATCACTATCACTCTAAATGGAACATAATTATTTGTTCTTATATTAAATATTGGTTTAGATGCATAAGGCGCTATTATTTCATGAACTATATGTTTATCTAAACATCCTTCAGTTGGATCAATAATAATATGATGTTCACTTTCATATATTTCTATTTCTTCTGAACTACTATTATTATCTTCTATCTTATATATGTTTTTCTTTATATCATGAACATGATTGTCAAACATATCTTCCAATAATAAATTTAATAAAGTGTGTTTTCCTGATCCGTGAGGTCCAAATATTAATATATTACTTATATCTTGATATCTTAAATCTTTTTCCAAAGGTAATAATTTTTTCTTTTCTAATAATCTATCAAATAGAATAGTTAATTCATTTGTATCAGAACATTTATTAAATGCTTCTGTAAGTTCATTCATAGATGGCCAATTTGAATAATCATTAATATTATCTATTTCTACATTTTTCAAATCTGGAAATATAGATTTATATATATGTTTATGAAATAATAAATCAGATAAAGATGTTATTTTATATTTATCTACTAAAAATTGCATTTATTATTATAAATAATATATCACTTAAATGTATTTAAATTTCAATTTTAACAAAGTTATAATATATTATTATTATATTATAAATGTATTATGGTTGTCATATGCCTAATCAAAATGCCAATTTATTAAAATCCATCATTGCTATTAATAATTTAGGTGGCAATTGTTTGCAAGTTTTTATATCTAACCCTATGTCTGGCCAAATTTCTGATAAACATTTTTCCTATTATATTAATGATACTAGTAAAGATATCAAAAAATCTCTTGCCAATTATAACACTAAATTATTTATACATTCCTCTTATACATATAATTTCGCTTTACAAAAAAATAATAATCAATCATATGACGATTGCTATTGGATCTCTAATTATATTAAAGAACTTGAAATTGCACATCATATAGGTGCTGTAGGTAATGTAATACATGTAGGTAAGTCATTAAAATTACATCCAGATATAGCTACTAATATTATGTTTGACAGTTTATCTTACATTATTACAAAAATAAAAGAAAAGAAATTGAAATCAATAATTATATTAGAAACATGTGCAGGTCAAGGAACTGAATTATTTAGAACTAGTAATAATAATATAGATTTATTCGCCAATTTTTATAATAAATTTGATGATGATAGCAAAAAATATATTAAATTATGTGTAGATACTTGTCATATCTTTGTTGCTGGTTATGATATCCGAAAATCTGAACAAGTAAAAAATTTTTTTATCGAATTTGACCAAAAAATCGGTATTAATAATTTAGTTCTTATACATCTCAATGATTCACGTAAAGAGTATAATAGTTGTGTAGATAGACATGAAAATATAGGCAATGGATTTATAGGCACAGAAGGATTAACTGAAGTAATAAAACACGCAAACCTATATAAAATACCACTTATACTAGAAACACCAGAACCAAATGAAGACGATGTATATGTAGAACATGAAATAGCCTTTATCAAAAATATTATAGATAATACACATTAATAGCGCGTAGATTTATTAATATAATATCGCGTATATTTATAAATTAATTGCGCGTAGATCTATTAATATAATATTGCGTAGATCTGTTAATATAATATCGTGTAGATCTATTAATTAATTGAGTATTATTATATTAATATAATATCGCGTATATTTATAAATTAATATAATATCGCGTATATTTATAAATTAATATCGCGTAGATCTGTTAATATAATATCATGTAGATCTATTAATATAATAGCGCGTATATTTATAAATTAATTGAGCGTAGATCTGTTAATATAATATCGTGTAGATCTATTAATATAATAACGCGTAGATCTATTAATATAATAGCGCGTAGATCTATTAATATAATAGAGCGTAAATCTGTTAATATAATGACGCGTATATTTATTAATATAATGCCGCGTAGATCTATTAATTAATTGAGTATTATTATATTAATATAATATCGCGTAAATTTATTAATATAATGGCGCGTAAATTTATTAATATAATGGCGCGTAGATCTATTAATTAATCGAGTATTATTATATTAATAAATGGCGCGTAGATCTATTAATATAATGGCGCGTTATTATATCTATAAATTGATTGTAAATAATAAAAATTGAATTAAAATAAATTAGTGATATAATTAATTATTATTTGTATAATTATTGTCATGTGTGGTATTTGTCAGCTTTATTTACCAAATATAAGTAAAAATGATTGTTGTTTGCAATATTATTTGAAATTATTTGATTTAGTTAAAGTAAGAGGTCCTGATGATACAAAATTAGTGATAGATAATGATATAATTACATGTTTTCACAGATTATCAATTAATGGTATAGATAGTAAATATATG